GCGACAAGGTGGAGGCCGTACCATACGACGGCAGTGGCATACCGTGGACGATTTGGCATATGCCCAAAGAGGGATGCGACTATACCATCGGCGGGGACGTCGCCGAAGGACTCCCCAGCAACCCACAAGACCCGCGGAGTGACCCTGACCGTTCTGTCGGTGCCGTTTTGAATCGACGCGCGATGCGGACAGACGCGGAAATGATCGGGCGGCCTGATGCGGACATCTTCGGAATGGAGCTGGTCAAGGCCGCGACCTTCTTCAACAAGGGCTGGATGACCCCGGAGGTCAACAACAACGGATGGGCGACCCTGGCGGTCTGCAAGGGCTACGAGAACCTGTATCAGCGTGAAGGCAGCGAAGAGTCGATCAACGAGCGGACGCTGCGGAAGTATGGCTGGAAGACGGGCGGTGGGAAAAGCGGGACTCGGAACCAGATGATCGATGACTGGATCGCCCTTGTCCGGCCCGACGACGTGCTGGGGTTCCAGGATTGCCCGGAAATCCTGTCTCCGACCCTGGCCCGGGAAGAAGCGACTTTCATTACAACAAAGAACGGAAAGCGCGAACACGCTCCAGGCTGTCACGATGACTGCCTGTTCGCGTGGATGATCGCCAACCAGCTTCATCAGCAGTGCCCACGACAGATTCGCGTTGGTCGCGTTCCAAGGCGCGCGTCCAAGACCAAGCTCTGTTATTCCGGCGGCCATGACCCCTTGGCCGCACGATTGAACCGAGGCAACAAGGTGGCTCATGGCAATGTCGAAGTCTGACAAACTGGACAAGCTCAACAGCGACTTGACGGACATGTCGCGAGCGGCTTTCGACGTAACACGCGACTGGCTGAGTATGTGGCGAGATGGGCTCAACTACATCTACCACAACCAGCTTGAAGGTCACGAGAGGCGCCAGGGGTATGATCGCATCCAGATCAACCTGATCTACCCGACTGTGCAGCAGGAGATGGCGCTGATTATGCAGCGCAAGCCGATCATCATCGCAAGGCCGCAAGAAGAGTCTGATATCGAAGCGGCCCGCATGATGGAGAAACACCACCAGTGGCTTTGGAAGAACCAGCTTCGGATGAATTGGTTCCTGGCCAATGCCGTCTTGGATCAGAAAATCTTTGGCTATTCGATCTGGAAGTCATACTGGGAACCGAAAGCCTACTGGGACGAAGACGAGCAACGATGGGTGGGCCAGGTTCGCAGGGCGTTGATCCATCCGCAGAACTTTGCTGTGGACCCGGAAGCGACCAGCCTCGACGACGCGGGGTACGTCGTTTGCCGAACACAACGCACGGTGGATGACGTGGTTCGACGCTACCCGAAATTCGCAGACGAGATCAAAGCGGCAGCACGAATGGCCGGGCAGGATCGAAGCGTGAACGCAGCGCTGCAAGGCGCCGCCGATTACGGGCTCAGGGACACGGCCGACCCGTCGGATTCAACCCAGTACGACGAAGAGGCAATGAGTTCCGCCGCCCTGGATGCTGGCGAAGGGCGATTGGCTGGCTTGCTTCGCGGCCACAGCAGCGACAGGCAACCGGCAATGATGACCGACCCCCAGACGCACGAACAGACGCCTCGTTACGTGTGGGTGGAAGAGATCTACTTCCGGGATGACTCGGAAACGCATGAAAAGATCGAGGAAAAGGTTCCTGCCGACGAATTGGAAGCCTCCGGCGAAGCGGTGCGAGGCCCGTCGCTGATGATGTTCCGGCCAAACGGAGAGCCCTATCCGACCGATGAGTGGCCAACCCGCGTTGTTCGTGAGTATGACCGACCGCTCTACCCGTATGGCCGGTATGTGATTCGTGTTGGCGTCCCTGGGACCGAAGCCAAGAACTGGGTGATCCTCAACCCCAAAGAAGAGGATCAACGCTGGGGCTACAAGCGGTGGCCTTACGTTACCTGCGTGAACTCCGTTCTGCCCCACTCATGGCAGGGTGAGAACACAGTCGAACCCAGCCGCCACTTGCAGGATTGGGCCAACACGACGGCAACGCACATGACCAACTACGTGCGCAACTTCGGCGATCCCGTTGAGCGTATCGAGGCTGGCGCCCTGGTCGGGGACAATGACGGCGAGGGGATCATCAAGTTCATGATGAACCGTGCCGGTCGGATCCTCAAGTTCAAGTCCAATAAGCTGGATCGCTACACCCGGGACGAAGCGCCCCAAATGCCAATGGGGCCGATGAGCTTCTTCCAACTGATGTACGAGCATTCCCAGAACCAGACCGGCATGCAGGATATCGGGCTTGGGCAGAAAACACCCGGCGAGGAAACGGCAACGGCCGCGTCGAACCGGCTTCAGAACACACAGATGCGGGTGAACATGCAGATTCACCTGCTGGATATGGCAATCGTCGAGTTCTGGAAGCGCGTAGACGAAATCGTTGCGGACAACTACGAGCCTGGCCAAATCATACGGGTGGTCAACAAGAAACACGCCCCGACCGTGATGGCCTACACCCAGGAATTGGCGGACGCTGCCTACGATATCGACTTGGACGTCGGGCTTGCGACACCACACGACAGAGAGCGAGAGCAGGAAAAGTGGATGGGGTTGTTCGAGCTTCTCTCGGGCATTGGCGCCGGTGAGGCCGTGCTGCCAAATCTGCTTCGGTCGTTTGAGGTCGAAGACATCGAAGAGATTCTCCAGCGAGTGCCTGTATTCCAGGAAGCGAATCGAATGCTTATTGCCAGGCAAGAACAGCAACAGCAACAGGAGACCGCGGTATGAGGCAGATCATCACCATCCACGTTGCGTTCCCGGGGTATACCAGTCGGCTCGGCAAAGGACAGCGAGCCATTCACCCGATCTCAGGCGAGGACATGATCGTTGAGAAGATCATGTACAATGTGGACGAGCAATCGGTATTTGTCGCATACCGCAATCATGGGCAACCCGCGGGAAGCCCAGACCACGAATTGATACTTCCCCTGTCAATGTGCGTCCTTGACGTGCGGAATGACGAGGGGCATGACGATGTTGAAAAGCCGACTGCGGATGTCGGCTGAGCATAGGTCGTTTCAGCGGCCAATGTGACCATGCAACCGCAAGTCACGCCCATGAGAACATGGGATCGCTTGCGTGTACCTTCTGAGCGGGACAGGTGCCCGCGGGAGACGACTGATGGCACAGCAGCAAGCAGCAGAGAGTGGCGGAGTTGATGACCAGCGCGTTGCTACCTCTGGCGAAGACCAGCAGCAAATGCTGGACGCTTTCGTCAGATCGGAGCTTGGCGAAGAAGAACGGGACATCGACCCGCTGGTGCAAGACGGCAATGAGCTGATTCCTCAGACGCCAGCCAAGTCTTCGGATTCCGACGATGACGACGAAACCGAAGACGCGGACACCGCGGACGAGGAAGACGCCGAAACCGGAGACCAAGAGGCTGAAGAAGAAACCGGAGATGACGAGCAAGAGGCCGAGTCTCAAGAGTCATCGAAGGACTGGGACAAGCAGAAGCAGCAAGCTGTCCAACTCGCACGCGAACAAGCCAAGCGCGAAGCACTGGAAGAGCGAGTCAGCGAACTCACTCAACAGATCGCCGAGGCGAACAAAAGCGACCAGGAGGATGAGGAAGATGACTTCCCCGACCTGGACGACGAGTTTGCAGACGAGCGAACGGAAATCGAAGCGCTCAAGAAACTGCATGGCCGCAACAAGATGCTCCAAGAGACGATCAAGGAGCAGTCTCAGCAGCTTCAGCAGGTGCGCGAGCAACTCGAATCGTTTCAGTCCGAGATGGAAACCCAGACGCGGAATACGCAGTATTTGTCTGCTGTCCAAGCGATGCAGGACAAGTACGGTGAGAAGCATACGGAGTCGGCTATCGAACTCGCCAATCAAATGGCGATCGAAGACGGCTACACAGAAGAGGACAGACCCCCTCTGCCGATTCTCAAGCGTTACCTCGAACTGGCATTCTCCCAGAACGCCTCGAAGCCCGGCCCGAAAGCCAAGAGCACCCCGAGAAAGAAGAAGGGGCCGAGTACGCCCCTCGACCCCGGCACCGGCAGCAGCGTCCCGATGGGGACAATGCGAACGGACCTCACCAACGATGAGGCACTCGCTGCGCTGAAACGCGAAGGGCTCGTGTTGTAGTACCAACAAGCGTTCGAGGCGAAGCAACCAGCCCCCTTCAACCGGCCATGGATGGCCGAGACAAGGGGGTGTTTCATGCGCCACGGACAGAAAGGATGTTGACCGATGGCAACTGGCGATCTCAATGAAGTCACACGGAAAATGTGGCTGTCCACTGTGTTCAAGCAGGTCTACATGCGGTTCCCGCTGTGGAACAAGCTTGTGACCCGACGGCAGATGAAATTCCCTGGCGGAACGGCACTGAAGTTCACGATGGACACCGACGATATCGAAGACCTGGCCCAGGACTACTCACCCCATGAGGGTCTCAACGGCGGGTCCAAGAACTTCCTCAAGACCGCGTATTTCCCATGGGGGTATTCCAATATCCCGCTGGTCTACGGGGTCGAGGAAGAACTCCAAAGCGGCTCGGATACCGTGCTCAACCCCAACGGCGACGTGGTGAAGATGATGGTCGCCAAGGGACAAGAGGCGGTCCGCCGACGTGCGGCCAAGTGGGCGTATGGCCTGCCTCGCTACGACTCGTCTGGCGACTCGACGGCGGGCGACACGGGCGTGTTCCACAAAGGCTGCCTGTCGTTGGCCGACGCGCTGACCGAGGACATTCCCTACGGCCGCGATTCGGACGGGGCGCTTCTGACCCGAAGCAGCTCCACGAACACGTGGTATCAGCCTGCTGTTCCGTTCTCCGACCAGACGACCGCGAAAACGGCGTCGATCAAGAACTTCCGAACGGCACTGAACTCCATCATGAAGTACGCCAACGGCCCGATGGATTTGATGTGCATCACCAGCCCCGATAATTTCGATGCGCTTCGTGCGCAGATCGAGGCCAGGGGCTACATGCCAGAGATCGATGGCGATCTCGCGAAGTACGGCTTCGAGACGATCAAGATCGACAATGTGCCGATCGTGAAGGACCACTTCCTCGCCGAAGACCTCTGGGACGGCGGCACGAGCGGGACCTACACCAACCGCTTCATGTACATTCTCAATCTCGCCACCTGGCAGATTCGGATGCACCCGAAGCGCTCGTGGGAGCAGACGCCCTTCAAGTGGCAGGGTGACGTGGCTGGCGGTGCGGACGAATGGCTCGGGCGACTCCTGTTCGCTGGCCAGTGCGTCTGCACGAATCCCAACGCCAACTTCATGCACTACAACATCCAGCCGTAAGCTGGCTGACAACAACAATCCTCCAGAGAATAGAAATGGAGAATCATGATGGCTGACAAAACGATCGATGCCAAGTATCTCTACTTGATCGACAACTGGCCCGGGCAGGCGCAGACCAACCAGAACCTGCCGGAAACCCGCAACGGCTACACGCCGTTCACCGACCCGTCTCATCACGACGTGACCGAGGAAGCCTACCCCCTCGGTACGAAGGTACAGGTGTACTGCAACGGCGCCGACGGATCGAAGGGTTGGGCCACGTTCATCTACCTCAAGCTCAACCCCACCGGCGCAGCTCCCCCCACACCGGCAGCCCAGCAAGTTGTCACGGGGGTGGATGCCGACGAGATTTACGCCGTGACCAACGACAAGAACAACTGTCTCGGCATTGGCAAGGGTCCGAGCGCCGTGATGCTCAGCGCCATGAGCGCAACAGCAGACGGCGATGCCTACTACGGCTGGTTCTGGTGTGGCGGCGTGTGCCCGGTGGACATCGTGTCCGATTTGGATGGCAACTTCGCCACCGACTCGACCGTGGCCATCGGCCCGATTGTGGCTGCTGCTCTGACGGCAGACGCGATCGGGTTCGCGGCCCACAACGACGAAGGCAGTGGCGACGGCGACGTGACGCCTCCCAAGCTGGTGGCCGGGTATGCGACGGCCGCTGACGCCGCGTAACAGTCTGAGCCATAGGGGGCCGGGTGGGTATGTCCCGCCCGGCCCCCGTGGCGCAGCCACAACGAAAGGAAGTGAGCGATGGCTGCTGGCGATGTTGACAAACAGAATCATCTCTCTCTGGTCGGAATGGACGCGATGTGTGCTCGCGTTGAACTGGCCGGAACGGAAACAACCGCCGTGGAGTTCGACACTGGCTTCAGGGCGATCGAGAATGTTCAACTGACACTCGAAGCGGACGGGACACCGACCGAGGCAAGTTCGGTCTTCATCTCGTCGATCAGCGACGGTGTCATCACAATCGATTCGACTCATGCCTTGACCGGCACGAACTACGTCAATGTGCTCGTGCTGGGCTATCGAGGATAACATGAAGGCTCCCTTGCCCGGCTGCCACGGACGGCGCTGGGCGGGGGGTGCCTCTTGACAAGACAGGAGCGACCCGATGGCAGACCTGGGAATGACGGTTGACGAAATCACTGCCAGGCTTGCCGCGCAAGCCGGGTATAGCAGCCCGACAACGGACCAGGAAGTCCAGTGTGTCGAGTGGCTCAACGAGGGAATGAGGCGTGTCATTCGTGGCACGTACTTCGATGGGCGCACGTGGCAAACGCACAGGTGGTCATGGCTGTATCCGTCCTACACGCTCGCCGTCGGTGCTGCTGGAAGCGCAGTCAACGGCGACGGCACCGCAAGCACCAATACAGTCACATCTGATTCAGCTCTCTTCGATGAGTCCATGGCAGGGCTCTCGATCTCTGTAGACGGTCTCTCAGACGATCTGACCATTGAATCCGTCGTGTCGTCCACCGAGGTGGTCGTCACGTCTCTGGATAGCGATTTCGCGGACAAGGACATCACGCCGCCACGGTCGGGGATTGTGGCGCTGCCTGCTGATTTCGGCGGCATTGCAACGGAGGTCGTTCACCAGCGCCGTGAATACGGTCGATCCAGACTGTCCGCTGTTTCACGGGAGCAGATCGTCTCCCGCTGGTCGCACAATGTTGGCTGGACCGGACACCCCATTCGATACACCATCGTTCCTGTGGACGCCACGGGAGATCGATACGAAATGTGGGTTGAGCCGCGACCCGATGAGACCTACTACCTTCACGTCGGGTATCGCGTGCGGATCGACAAAGTGGCCGAGAGTGCAGCCGGGTTTGATGACACCTCGTCATTGACCGGGCCGCCGGAAATCCACGAGCTTTTCCTGCTTGGAGCACGGGCGGCTGCCGAGAGAGCCATTGGCCGGTCGAACAACGTCTACGAGGAACGGTTCAATGACGAGATGGCTGCGTGCGTGCAGTTCGACGTGAACACGCACACCACGTCGGGCCATGCCGAGAGCTACACGGACCTGCCACGCGGAGACCGCTGATGCCTCTGGTACAGATCAAAGAGCGCAAGGAATTCCGCCAGACATACAACACCACCGAGGGCGAGCGCCAAGTTCGCGTCTACGATGCTCCTGTGGAAGGTGCCGAGTCCCTGCTGGATACCAGCTTCGCGCTTGGGACTATCCTCGAAGAGGGCGGGGATTACGGGCTCCGCGTTGTTGATCGGTACATCCAGAGATCTCCCGGCGCCGGTAGCGACCCCCGGATTGTCGTCGATTGCCGTTCGTTCCGCATAGGCTCGCGCCCGGATCAATCCGAAGACACGGTTACGTTGGCGTCATTTGCTGTCGAGCGAAAGCGGATAAAGCATTTCCGCGACGGCGGGCAGAAGCAGGTTGTTGTTCATGCCGTTCCAAGGGAGCATCTTGACGCGGTCGAAGAGCTGCTCGATGACGGTGGTCGCTACAACGACCCCTATTCCGATTGGGCTGCCACAACCGACTACGTTGCTGGGGACGCCGTTCGATACAGCGATGCGTACTATCGATGCAAAGAGGACATCGATGGTGATGCGGGCAATGATGACCCTGCCACAGACACCACGCACTGGTACGAGACGATTCAGACGTATGAAGCTCTCCACATTGATTCCGGCGAGATTCTGGATGAATGGCCGGGCCGACCTGGATTGGCCCGTGTTCTGGTCCGGGTATCGACGCCGGATCAGCCCAAGTTCATTGCACGCTATCCAGCAGAAGGGCGTGCTGTGATTGAGGCGTCTGTTTCTGCTCATTCCTACAAGGCGACCTACGATACCAGCGGCAAGCTGATCGAAGGGCCGCTCGAAGACGGAGACTATTACCGGCAGGTGATTGCAGGTAGCAATCTCAAATACCTCCCGCGATGCACGATTCGAGTCACTGGCGCCGTGCGCGGTCCATTCCCGATCGACACGGTTGCAGGGCAAGTTGGGAAGATGGGCACCGGATTCGGGCTTGGCGCCAATACCCTTCTGTCATTGGGAGCCCCGCGCTATCGTCGCGTTCTTGGGAGTGCCTTTGGCTTGG